ATGAAAAAGATAGCTGCTATATCATTAATTAGTGTTTTTCTTATGTCTGGGTGTGCTGTGCATAATGATGAGACAAGTATCGGTAAATTTGGCCTTGCATATAAAAGTAATATTCAGCGTAAACTCGATAACCAATACTACACCGAAGCCGAAGCTTCTTTAGCCAGGGGCAGAATTTCTGGTGCAGAAAATATAGTAAAAAATGATGCAGCTCATTTCTGTGTTACTCAGGGCAAAAAAATGCAGATAGTTAAATTGAAGACAGAAGGTGCAGGATTACATGGCGTCGCTCGTCTGACATTCAAATGTGGAGAGTGAGAATATTTTTGGTAAGCGTCAAACATGCGCGTTCTGGTTGTGCTTAGCCGGAACCTGTGCGAGCACGATGCCGTTACGTGAAAGGCATCGTGCTATGAAGGGAGATTCTATCGATGTGGTCAATGGAAGACGGTGACCAGGGATAGGGCTTATGCATAAAAAATAAGCCCGTGTAAGGGCGTTTTTCAGGGTAGGTAACATGGGCTTTCAGCGGTGCAATGCGGGTTTGCGCGGCACGCAAGACCACTGAAAGCCATAATAAACTACCCTACTGTGGACACAGTGTGGACACTCATGGAGTCAACGCCACCACGTAGCGGATTGAGTGAAACAGCATCCTGAAGATACTCCGGGGCAAAGTGCGCATAGACCATTGTCTGCTCTATGCGTGAATGTCCCAGTATTCTCTGCAGGGTGATGATACTCCCGCCGTTAATCATAAAGTGGGTAGCAAAACTGTGACGCAATGCGTGAGTTGCTTGCCCGTCCGGTAGATCTGGTTTTACATCTTTCATTGTTCGCCTGAACTTCGGATATGAGGCATCAGGGAACAGATAACCTTTACCCGCAATCATTACAGCAACTTCCTCAGAGATAGGGACTGTGCGCGGTTTGTTCGTCTTTGTTTTAACGAACGTCACCCGATTCTGTATTACGTTCTCAGCTTTCAGTTTCGCGGCTTCACCCCATCGAGCGCCGGTACTTAAACAGAGGATCGCGATTTTCTTGTTGTCCCCGTCAAGATTGGCAAGTAACAATGTTATTTCTTCCTGCGTCAGATAGCCTGTTTCTGGTTTCTGCTCCTTGAGCTTTTTCATCCCTCTGAAAGGGTGTTCGCCAAAAAACAGTTCCGCATCAATTAGCGCAGTAAACATACCACTCAGGCAGGTAAGGTCGCGGTTAATACTGGCCGGTTTTATGCCTTGCCCTCTGCGAGTCATGCTGTACTGGCTAATAAGCGCTTTGGTTATCTGGAACGCGCAAGGGTCATCAGTGATCCGGGTAAAGATTTCAATCTTACCCAAATTGGATTTTCCGTGTTCTTCATGCTTGCCTTTCAGATCCCACCAGACTTTTGTTAATTCAGACAGATGCCGCTTATCTGTCGGTTTAGCTAGCCATTCTTTATCGTGATGGTTGTATTGAGTGTGTTTCTCAAAAGCTACAGCCTCACTTTTCTTGTCAAATTTCCTGCGGATGCGCTTTCCGTTGCGCCCTGCAGGTCTGATATCCACTTCATAACGACCATCATCGAGTTTCTTAATTGTCATAAGACCCCCAAATGAATGGTGCTAGGTTGAGTTTTCTTTGCTGCTGTTAATTTTCCCTTGCGCTTAGATTTCACAAACTTGTTGTGCTTGTTGTATTTGGCAACAAGTAAACAAATTTTGTAATAAAGATGCGCCTGGTGAATGGTTAACCAATCTTTTGGTCTGAGTGCTGCGATGTTGTTACATCTTGCTCAAAGTGTGCGAGGGCCGGTGCTATCTGACCGGCTTCGGGAGCAACCTGATCGGTCATAAACCACAACGTGTATTTGCTGAACTGGGGCATTTGCAAAATCCTCATCATTACGTCCGTGGGCGGTGTAGAACGACCACTTTCGTAATAACTTAAAGTGCCATAGGGAATGCCTGTTAAATCAGCAAGTTGCTGTCTGCTGAGATACTCAGACTTTCTGATGAGTACAATTTTCTCGTTTAAGGCGTTTGACATGGTGTTTAGATCTCAATACTATTTGATTTAGATGTAGACTGTTTGATGTTTAGAAATGAACATCAAAAGCAACTATAAGCCATTGGTGACGATTCTTAAACTTGTGAGGGCCTTAAATGGTTAAACAGATCGCGTTAAGCACAGATGCCGTCCCATATCAGGAGTTCGCAAAACTCATTGGTAAAACACCGGCAGCGGTGAAGGGGATGATTGAAAAAGGAAAGCTACCTGTAGTTGAAATGACCGATCCGCAATCAACTTCCGGGCGGGCAGGTGAGTACTGGGTCTATCTTCCAGCCTGGAACAACGGCATGAAAATGGCGTATGAGAGCCGCCCGAAGGAAATTAGGGAAGGGTGGTTAATGTGGTTGGGTCTGGGCAATCCATCATAAGCAACTTACAGGGTTGAATAAAATGGACACGGCAAAAATCTTTAAACTCTCAGATAGTCATACAGCGTTATCAAATGTGTTTATACGGATTAAGGATAAAAGAACACCTTGCGGTAATTACTTTTTCCGTTTGGATAAGTTGGACTGCGTTTCGTTAGCAGATAATTCAGGACTAACACCATTAATTGAGGTTACTGGTGGGTATGTTGAACCCAGCGTCACTTATGAGCAATTCATGAGTTTTCTTTTTCAGGTATTTGATGACGTATCAAAAGGTGATAACAGCATCAGAGTTTATGAGTTGATTGTTGATGAAGAAACCGTGCGAGATGTACCACCTCGCACAAGAAAAACGATAACGCCACAGTGATGGATTATTTGAACCATTTACTAGATGGGTGAGTGTCACCAATGTGGTGCGTTTCCTCGAAAGATTTTGAGAAGTGCATGCCGGGGATAGCGACATCGGCTTGATCCAGAATAGGAGCGTCGATAATGGCATTAAGGAAAAACTGGGCATTTTGCTTTGCTAATTCTAATGAGTCAAAGCCATTTCCTGAACTTTCGGTAACTTTAGACAGTTGTCCATTTTTTGAGATAAATAATTCCCAGCCCCATAGCGATTCATGCTGTTTTAAAGAAATAACTACAGATGGACAGTTTTCTGTATCGCCAGAATTAATATCGTCACCAGCCTTAATAAAGATTGGCGATTCCATAAGGCCTACAAAGTTCTCAAGGTCATCAATGGCTTTAGGTCTTGTTTCAAATAGTGGACTTTCAAAGAGGGGGGCACCATCGGAAAGCACCCAGTGTGATCCGTGGTCTTTTTTAAAAAATACATTGAATTTCATTACAACTCCTTCTGTGTTGGTGATTGTTATGCCTGATTCACCGCTCAAAGTTACACAGGCATAGCGATGTTATCACAGGAAACACGCGCCGGGCGTGGGGTCGTATCCCGGCATCTTTTCAATATGACGGAGATCATCATGGACTTAACACAGTGCCCTTCACTCGCCAGCCTGCTCACCCACGGCCAGCAGATCACCCACCGTCAGCATCAACGTGGCTGGATTGAAACCCCGGACGGGAGGTTCTTCCAGCCGAAAGCGTTAGATGTTCAATTTGTTAAAAACTACCGTGTACCGTTCATGTCGCGCCCGCGTAATAAGCGCCGCTGGTTTTCCCGCTTAATGGGCATCTTTGCGTAGTTCGGGGAGGTGGTTATGTTGATGGATAAGACAGAACAACAGCCAGGTCGCCGCCAGTTCTTAGAGCAACGGGCGCGGCTGCAAGCCAGTTTGAACGCCTCACGCGTGAATGACACTGCAACCCGTTTTAACCGCCTGGATGATGCCTGCAAAAAGGTGATTTTCATCCTGGCAAACGATGCGTCCAGATACATAGTCGGAATGCCGAAGCTGACCGCCAAACAGCTGGGTTGTACTTACGAAAATCTAACCGAAAAGGAGCAAACGTGCCTTTTGATGGGCATTAAGCGCCTTTCCGAATTTGCAGCATCAATGCCGTGGGAATTTGAGGACTACGCCGCACCACGCGCCGAAATTCAGGCGATACGCGACAAACCACCCGCGCCAGATAACGCAGTAAATTAACAACTAACTACCCACAAAAAAGAAACAGGCGCTAACGCGTCGGGCTTCTTGCACCCTGGAGAAAGTAAAAATGATTCGATCTCTCGTTAAATGGCCCGGTGGTAAAGGCCGCGTTATGCCTGATTTGCTGCCGATTCTGCCGAAAGCCGATTGCCTGGTGGAACCGTTTGTCGGCGGTGCTTCTGTTTTCCTCAATACTGAATATCGCCGTTATATCCTGGGTGATATCAACCCAGATTTAATTAACCTGTATCGCCAGATAACCCGCTGGCCTGATGCGGTGATCGACGCTGCTCGCCCACTGTTTAAAGTGTACGGCGATAAAGACGGCTATAAGTGGATCCGCGATGATTTCAACGCCCGCGCACGTGACCTACTGTCATTGCGCAGTGTGTTTGAAGATGGGCCGGACGCGGGCAAGATTCTTCGTGCAGCACAATTTCTTTACCTGAACCGTCACGGATATAACGGCGTAGTACGCTACAACCAACAGGGTGGATATAACGTTCCCTTTGGGCGTCACAAAACCCCGCCTTACTTCCCGGAAGAACAGATCCGTTTATTCTCTGAAAAAGCTAACGACACGAAAGCCATTTTCGTGTGCTGCGATTTCCAGAGCACGTTAAAAATCATGATTGGTAGTGACGCGGTTATCTACTGCGATCCGCCATACCTGCCAACAAGCGAAACAGCTAATTTCACCCAATATCACACAGCCCCGTTTGGCATTAAAGAACATCGCCAGTTAGCTGCCGCCCTGCTGGATATTAACCGCCTTACTGGTTCGCCGGTGATCCTGTCCAATAGCGACACCCCAGCCACCCGCGAGATTTATCGCTCTTTCAACTTCCAGGAAATTATCGTTAACCGTTCTGTCAGCGCGAACGCCATTACCAGAGGGGCCGCCAGTGAAGTGATCGGCGTCCTCAAAGTCTGCGCGACTTGTCGCCGTGCCGGTGGTGGGTGCTGCCCTGACTGCGGCCCTTGTGCTGGTTATTCCGTGTGGGGTGGAACGGCTGACGAGGTGCTCTTCTGATGGCTAGCAAAATTAATAACGGTCTTTCGGAATACCAGCGCGGCGCACTGGCTGCGCTTAACGAAGCCAAAACACTGGCCCTTGCACACGCAACGTTGGCGGGTGTTCTCGCCGGAAGTGAAGCCGCAAACACGCTGTTGATTTCTTTCAATGTGTTACTCGACCCGCTAATCGAAAAGCATTCCCAGCGGGAGGGTGATAGCGGGGCATCCAATGTCTGACACCGCTTTTGCATGGCCCTGGAACGCGCCGCGCCCAGCTATTGGCCTGTACACCTACGAACCGAAAAAAATCGCCCCGCTTGCAGGGGCGGTGGTACATCATCCAGCCGTAAAAAAACACATCGATCACATCTTCAAACGCGCCGGTTACAACCCCGACGAGGTTCGGGACCGTAACGCGCTTATCCAGGCGCTGGACAGGTACGAACCGTGCGGCCTGCTACTGGCCGCCCATCAAAATATAATCCGGCAGGAAATGGAAGCCGCTAAAGCTACGACGGCAGCCTGGGTCAATACGCCGGAAGGTGTCGAAGCGCGTTTATTATCAGAGCCGTTCTTCATTCGTGAAGTCTGGCGTAAAAAAATTGAGTGGTTACGGGTCAACCGTGAAACCAGACACACCAATGATTTTCTTATGGGGACCGTGAAAAAATCATTGCTGCGTCTTGATGTTGTACGCACAAGGCAAGGTGTTTCGCCTGATATCACCGGCGAACTGGCTGCGTACTGGTTCGGGCGCTGGCAACGTCTGGCTGATTTCACAAAGCGGGAAGCACTGAGCGCCGCTAATGAGATCGCCAGCCGCATGGCTGAAATGCTGGGGACGGAATGCGAAGCCCTGGGACGGAATGTTTCAGACATGAACGTCGAAGAATTGGACTGGCTTTATTGCCACCTGGGCCGCGAAATGCTGGCGCTTCGCATTGTACCGCCTGCATGGTATGCGCCGTGGGAACGCGAGCGCATATGCACGGCCATTTTGCGTATGGCTTCGCCTGACTGGTGGGGGCGTAAAATCTGGCGCTTGCGTTGTGACTGGCGCGAGAACCAGCTGCGTGCTGTTGGCGCGGTAAATAAAAAAGCGCACGCCTACGTTAGCGTTTCCAGCCTGATCGAGTGGCAGGAACAGCGCCGTAAAAACCGGGATTTTTTCAAAAGTCATGAACTGGTAGACGAAGACGGCAACGTTTCGTCGCTTGAGGAAATGATTAATAAATCCACGTCTAACCCGGCTATTCGTCGCCATGAGCTTATGGCCCGAATGGCTGGGGTTGAGCTTGTCGCCCAAAGTCGCGGCGATGTTGGCATCTTCCTGACCATCACTTGCCCGTCGAAATATCACAGTAATATTGCGTCCGGCCACCATAACGCCAAATGGAATCATTCCACCGTCGCCCAGGCGCAGCGCTATTTATGCCGAGTATGGAACCGGGCAACCGCCAAACTGAAACGCGAAGATTTGCGCCCTTACGGCTTCCGCGTCGCTGAGCCGCATCATGATGGGACACCACACTGGCACGCATTGCTATTTATGCCACAAGAGCAAGTTAAAGCCACGGTTGCGATCCTTCGCGCCTACTTCATTGCGGAAGACCGCGACGAGCTGGGCCGCAATACCGGTGCTCGTTTCAAGTCAAAAAAAATGGACCCACGGAAAGGGTCAGCAACGGCGTATATCGCGAAATACATTTCGAAGAATATCGACGGCCACGCGCTGGCCGGTGAACTGGACGACGAAAGCGGCAAGCCGCTGAATGAAACAGCCAAATATGCAATGGCCTGGGCGTCACTTCACCGCATCCGCCAGTTTCAGCCCATCGGACAGCCGCCCATATCGGTTTACCGCGAGCTGCGCAAACTGAGCAATCAGATCACGACCCGCCAGAAAATTGACAATACCTTCAAGCGCGGTGCGCCGTTGCTTGTGGATCCTGCAATGGATGCGGTTTGCGCCGCTGCCGATGTCGGGTGCTTTGCTACCTACATCATCCGCCAGGGTGGTGTTTTGATCCCGCGTGAAAACTATGTCGTCCGTCTGGCCTATCAGCCAGCTGATGAAATGAATGCTTATTGTGAGATCCCCGAAAAGGTTTTCGGGGTCTGGTCGCCGCGTCTGGGTGATGCCTCCCGTATTTGCACCCGTCTGGTTAAGTGGAAAATCCGCGCCAAATCCAAAGCTACCACCGAGGCCAAAAATGGCCCCGGTTTGGGGGTTGACCTTTTGCCGTCGCCAACCGGCGACGCTTGGAGTTCTGTCAATAACTCTACGGAAGCCGAAAAAATCACCAATTTTTCGCCTGATGTGGAGGATATGACAGAAGAGTCAGAAGAAGAAATCGTCGATTTTGAAAATTTGGACCAGTCAACGCGGCGCAAATTGATGCGGCGACTACGTGAAACACCATTCAAAAGGCAGAAAAGCGGATCGCCTTACGAGCTAGGAAGCGAATTAGATGCCGCCTGGCGTTCTGCCGTGGAAAAAACCGAGGCCAGATCGGCGGCTGAAAAAGCCAAGCGGGCAGTTCTTGCCCCTGCGGTTGCCAGTCTGCTGGCTGATGCGGCGTTGTGTTTGGTTGAGATTTCAGAGATTCAGGCCGTTTCGCTGTTAATGGGGAGCCGTCTGGCTATTGGCGGAAAAGTTTATCAGGCCAGTGCTGGCGGACAGTTGATAACGCGTCAATTGCCTGATGAGTCACGGACGGTGAAAAAATTATGGGAACGTTTACGGGATAACCACGGCATTGATGCCACGCGCCTGCGGTTTGATCCGGTCGGGGAGTATCAAAAAATGCTGGCGGATGCGGAAGATTACCACCAAAAAGAATGAATTCAATCACGCTATCCGTCGCAGCTGGTTGTGTCGGTTGGTGTGATTCTGCGGGGATGGGTGGTGCAGTGCTCGAATTGATAGGAAGTTGCATGTAACATTTTTCTACGAAGCGCGATAAATTAATAATTCTAAAATGAGTCTGTCAGGTTACTCAACTAAGAGTTCTGCTAACTTATCCGCATTTCTGTCATTCTTAAGGGTAGAAGACCTATCAAAAAATTGAATTAGTGTATATCTCACATCACCACACTGTGGCTGTAGATAAATGTTACTATTTTGTATATCGTAGTTGTCACTTATTCAAAATGGTTACACCTAAAAATTTCAAGGTAGAAAATGGACGAGCATATTTCTGAATTCCTTTTTAATAATTACCGTGAAGACAATCATGCAATGAAACTATTAGCTTGGTTGGTTATTGATAAGAATAATACAGCGAATCGGATTACGGCTCGCCTCAAGCATGCAGTTGAAAATCAAAAAGTAATAACAAAGCCTCGTTTTATTCGCAGAGTTGATAAGTATCATAAATTTTATAATTTGAACCGGCCTCAACCGCTAAATGTATTAAACTCAAGTAAAAGAATTCACTCATTACAGGTTTGTGATTTTCGAGGTTTTGGGCGTCTCACGGATGAAGATTTAGGTGTGAAATTTAAATTTAATAAGTTAAATAATATTTTCTTTGCTCCCAATGGAGGTGGAAAAAGTAGTTTGTGTGAGGTTCTTGAATATCAAACGACAGGTGATATTAAAGAGGCCGGTAGAAGAAAAACTTCAATAAAAAATTATATACGAAGAAATGGGAAACATATTATAAGCTTATTAGATCATACTGGTAAGCCTATTCAAGCAAATCCAGATTATAAGTATAATTTTATAGATAGAAACAGACTGCAAGAATTTTCATTGTTAGGGTCTAATGATACAAAATTTGGTGAGAGGGATGTCCTTGCGGCTCTAGTTGGATTGGAAAATTTTGATGATTTTTTATCAATGCTAGTTGCGCCAAGAAGTTTTAATGCCCTTAGTTTTATTAAAAATGAGCATGCGAATAAACTGGAATCTCTTGAGTCTCAGCTTGAAAGACTAAGGATAAGCTCTTCTGAAAATAACGCTGAACTAAGATCTATTAAATCAGAAATTATAAAATCTCTTGGCTGTGACTTTAAAAATCTTAGCGAGAGATACATTGATAATGTTGTTAGAATAAAGTTGCCTCATATTAAAAAATATCATTTGAAATTGAATGAAAAAAAAGAACAGTTAAAAAAAGGGATTCCTTCAGTAGAGATTCCTTTAGAACATTCTCGCAGGATTTTGGCTATATTATGTAATTTATTGCAGAAAAAGAAAAGAATAGAGACAAAACTCAATGAGATTGTTTATGATGCTAATAGCATTGCATTATTTAAATTGTCCAAGAAAATATTGACCGAACAGAAGTATAGTGCTTGTCCTCTTTGTAATACATCTTTAGCCGAAGTGAATAAAGATCCATTAGTTAACGCTATAGATATACTAAACTCTTATGTGCATGTTACAAACTTACAAACATGTCTCAATGAAACTTTAGCACTTATTCAGAAGTTTACTACTATAGTGTCAGATGCTTTGAGAGCATTTCTTATTTCACCTGTTAATGTAAATGTTGATTGTGATTTTAAAGCGCTGGCAGATATATCAAATAATATAAGTGTAAGTAATGACGATGTAATTCTAGGTTATATGCTGTCTTTAGATGATATTTTAAAGTCATGTGGTACATTAGATTTGTATAATGAGAAAGCTAAACAACATAATGTAATAATAAAAAAAACGGAGAATACATTAAAAAAAATAATTTCAAGAATCAACATCTCTCAAGTTTCAGTATATTATATTTAA